ATGTCTAGGATATCTTAGAGTACAAGCTAAAAAACTTAACTTCTTTAATAAAGAAGGAAAATTGCAAAAGTCATTAAAAGTAAACTGGGACGCTACCTGGAAAAAGTGGGAAGCTCAGTATAAAGACTTAACAAGAGATGAAATAGTTGCATTACAAAATAAAAAAGTTGTTTATTTTATGAATGAACATACTAATCAAGAATTTTATAAACACCATTGGGACACTACTACGTCTACAGTAAAGTACCACAGGTTCTATACTTTTACTCCGTCAAGACAATATTCTAGACTGATTAAAGAAGTAGTTACTGACCCAGAAAGAAAAACATATTATTATGGATGAATTTACAGAAGAAACAGATGACAAAGGAGCAGTAACCTGGACTAAGAAAGTAGAGTTAGAAGATGGAGGCTATACGATGACTAAAGTAGAAAAAGTATCTAACGGTTATATTAAGTGTGTAGATAAGTCTATGAAAGACGGAGATAGTTGGAAATATGAAAATACTAAATCTATCCATGAAGATAATCCTATGGAAGAAAAGTCTATCGTAGAAAAACTAGCATCTTATTTAAAAGGATAACAAATGTACTCAGGAAATACAGTATCATATCTTACTATAGTAGACAAAGTCTTTAGAGACTTTGGCTTCAAGTATGATATTAATGACGAAGAAGTTCTAGAATGGTTAGCAGAGTTTATGGCTCATACTAACTCTGGAATTACTATGGAAGATAAAATATCATATTTAGAAGTTTGTGATGGTAGAGCAAACTTGCCTATTGATCTTCACAAAATTAAACAAACTGTTGAGGTTTCAGGCGCAGCTACTATAGAGGATGCTGAATGCGGAAAAGGACGCATGTTACCGATGAGGTGGTCTACTGATAATTTCCATATGAGATATCATAAAGATTCTAGAGATTATACTACACAATCTGCTAACACATATACTGTTGGCCAAGGATTTATATTTCCTTCTTTCAGTAAAGGAATGTTAGCAATATCCTATGAAGCGATACCAACAGATGATTGTGGATATCCTACTATTCCTGCAGAACAACAATGGTTAGAGGCAGCTGCCCATTACATAGCATACAAGATAGCAAAGAAGCTTTGGCTTCGTGACGAAATACGAGGAGACAAGTATCAAATTATAGAGAGAGACAAAGAGTGGTATTTTGCCCAAGCAGTTAATTTCTCTAAACAATGGAACGGTGTAGATGATGCCGAGTCTTTTAAAAATCAACATGTTAGAACTATTCCTAGTATACAGGATCACGCTTCATTTTTTGCTAATATGCAGCTACCTGAACAACGTTATTTTAGGCCTAAAGCAGGAGGAAATATTAATAATACTCCTAATAGTACAGGAGTGCAGAGTTTAAGTAATAGAGCTTCAAATAATCCTAATGTACTTCCTGTATTAGTTACAGGGGTAGCTACACTTATAACAACAACAAGTGCTTCAGTAACTAGTCAGCTTACCTCTTACGGTTCTGTTCCTATTACTAATCATGGAAATTGTTGGTCTACACTTCCTAATCCCACTACGTCTGATTCTGTATCAGCTTTAGGAGCTATTAGTGCTCCAGCTTCATACACTACTAACTTAGCAGGATTAACAACAGGAACAACTTATTATGTTAGAACATTTGCTACTACAGCAACAGGAACTAGTTACGGTAACCAAACAACATTTACAACTCTTTAATGCCTACACAACAACATATTAATACATATGGCGGATTAAATCAAGACACTGCTTTTGATAGTATACAGCCTAATATGTATATAGATGCCTTAGATGTAAGAATAAGCACTTCTGATGGAGAATCTAATGGAGCTATTACTAACATTGAAGGAAACTCTGAATCTTTTTCTATAGACCAAACAGGTGCTACAGGGACAAAAGAAATAATAGGCCATTGTGTTTTAAGAAATTATATTATACTTTTTTGCGCAGATGATACCGGTACAAATGGTTGGATATATTATATATCATATGATGAAAAAAGTAGAGAAATAAATACTCCAATAGTAGTTCCTAATGCTGCAGGAGATCCAGTATTAGTTTATTTCAATGCGGGGCTTAACTTTAAAAAAGCAAATCCTATAGAAGCAGTAGGACGTTTTGAAAATACTACTGCTCAAAGAATTTATTGGACAGATTACTTTGAACCATTACGCTCTTTAAACATAGCTGCTGTTCTTAATGGTGGAGCGGCATTAACTATTGATTTAGGATTAATAGATATTTTTCCTTTAGTAGATTATATTCAACCTATTATAACTAATATAGGAGGAGGAGGTAATTTACTTGTAGGAGAATATCAATTTGCATATAGATTAACAACTTTTGACGGAAAACAAACTTTAATATCTCCACCAGGAGTATTAACTCATATAACTAATAATAACGAAAATACTCCTAGAACTGCTGAGTATATGGGAGATCCTAAAGATACTACTACTAATAAATCTATAGAAGTAACTATTGATACTTCTAATTATAAAACAAAATATGAAAAAATAGAATTAATAAGTTTATTTTATAATATCTATGAAGGAACTCCTGAAATAAGTTCTGTAGAAGAACTTATAATAGGAGCTACAGATGATACAATAGTTTTTAATTATACAGGATTTGAAGCAACCATTACTATTATTACTACTATAGAATTTGCTATTAAAGTATACCCTTTTAAAACAGTAAAGACTTTAGTACCTAAAGATAATTCTTTAGTAGTAGCTAATATAAAAGAAACTAGATTTAGTATTCAAGAATTATTAATTGGTGTAGAAACATTTGATGCTAATGTTGTAAGATATAATAGCGCAGGAACTCCTCCTATTGCAGGTGTTACTAGAAAATTTAATACTGAATATAATAGTGATGCTCATTGGGATGTATCTTGGCATACTACTAAACAATTTAAATATAAAAGTAACGGAACTACTTTAGGAGGAGAGTCTCCAAATATTCAATTTAATTTTAAATTAAAAAAATTCGAATTAAATGGTAATAATCCAAGTAAAGCTTTTGCTAATTTAAATAATAGTGGTCCACAGTCTGATACAAATTTAGCAGACGGATACTCTCATCCTAATAAAACATTTACTTCTTTTGCTTCACCATATTTAAGTGGTTTAACTAAAGGATATAAAAGAGGAGATACTTATCGTTTTGGTATAGTATTTTACAATCTAAAAGGAGAAGCTTCTTTTGTAGAATATATAGGAGATATTAAATTTCCTGATATTTCTGAAATAGATGGAGCAGCCAATGCTTCAGGAACTAATTACTGGCCTATTGCTACTCCTAATGGTACAGGATTTCGTTCAGCATGTTTTGGATATGATTTAGGAATAGAAGTAACTGTAGATTTTACTAGTTGTCCAAGCCTTTTAACACAATTAAGTAGATATCAAATTGTCAGAGTAAAAAGAGAGAATAAAGATAAAAAAAGAATTTGTTCAGGACTTGTTAAGAATTTTCACCAGCCTAGATTAGGAAGTGCAGGAGGAAATTATAATTTTCAAGATACAACTGGAGGAGAGAATATAGTACATTTAGGAGCATGGGATGTTGGAAAAATAGGACAAGGAAGTGGTATACCTGCTAACAATGGCAGTTTTACATATTTATCAGATCAAAAGAATTTTGATTTTGAAGGTCCTGGTGTAAATCAATTTAATAATTCTACTAACCCTTTAAAAGATTCTCATAATCCTATTAGAGAACATAATTTAGCTTTTTACAGTCCTGAAGTATCTTATAATTTTGAAAGTCCTTTTAGTTCAGGTATAAATGGAGATAACGCTGCATTACTTATTACAGGTTCTTGGAAATCTGATGGAGTAATAAATGGTTCGGGATTAAATTATGATACTACTAATAGTTTAACTGCAGGGTATGTAGGCAGTCCTATGGGAAACAATAGTACATTACTCGATAACCGAGCTAATGTTAATAATACTGTTCCTATAGATTTAAGTAATTATGGTAGATATGCACCTGCAGGTGTTCCTGAAGTATTAGGAGCTAGAGGAATAGAATATATTAAAAAAATAACAAATTCTACTAAAGCAAGTTTTGTTGTAAATGATGACTATTTAATAGACGGTCCTAATGGAGATGGTAATGAGTCTGTATTTACTTTATCTGCAAGCACTGTTTTAGATAATAGCAGTATATTATATTATCGAAATGTTTTAGCAGATTATGGAGTAAATCAGGGAGGAACTCCTAATAATTCTTTAAATAAACCAAATGATTCTACAGTAGATGATGCTGCAGTTATTATAGCTCAAGGAGGTACTAGTCTTTTTGCAGAACTTGATGTTTTTAAAAATGACCCTATTACTACTACTGCTATTCCTAATGTAGAACAATCTACTCCTGTAGGATTTTCTGTATGGAGACAAGGTTCTGGAGGAGCTCCAGGTGAAATAAATGCTTTTTCAACTTTAGGAGCAGGAACAGGAGCTGAGCCTAATTATCCCCATTATTGGTCTAGAAAAAACTTAGGGCTTAGTGAACAAACTTGGGATTACGTACGCCCCCTTAGTGGAGATTCTAGAACTGATATGCCTATAGTAGATTATTATGTACCTAGAGCAGAAATATATGGAGGTTTAAGTGACGGTGCTTTAGAAACAAATGCTTTTGTTCCTTGTTCTCCTGTAATTGATATGGTTCCTAGTAAAACTTTTGAAGTTTTTGGAGGAGACATGTTTATATCTATGTGGACTTTTCAATGGTGCAATAATATTAGGGATGATATTTATTTTCCAAATACAGGATCTGATAAATATGCTAACAATGGGACTTTTACTCAAATAATTCCTATAGAAACAAATATAAATATAGATTTAGCATATGGTTCTGATTTAAAAAGAGGTGTAAAATATTTTTGGGGGGCAGATCCTCTTAATAATATAAAAACTCAATATAGAAGAGAAGAAGAAAATTTAAGTGGACAAACAAATGGTAAAGTATTAAATATGTACAAAAATGCATATAATACAGTATATTCAATAAACCAAACAGAATCAGGTTTAGGATTTTTTATAAAGCCAAGTACTATTACTGAATCAGGACTTAT